ATTTTCCAAATAAAAAACAACATTTAAAAAGTTTTCTTAATGAACCTAAGCATAAAGCCAAAATTAGAAATAGATTTCTCCGATCTTGGCTCTAAAAAGCTAAATTCTTCTTTGCAGGCAGCGATTGAATTCTGGACTAGTAATCCAGATGTCATATACTGCAAAGATACTGATATCTTCTATCAATATAAATCTGGGCTTTACTCTCAAATTAATGAGAACGTCGAACTTATTAACATGATTACCAGATGCCAAAGCATTGAAGATATTCGGATGTTATCTATCCAAAAGAAAAGAGAAATCATTCAAAATATGAAGGCGGAGAAATACTATAAGTTATCAGATTTCAACCAAGAGAACCTAATTAATTTTAAAAATTGTTTCATCGACTTAAAAACACTTACACCAGTTGCTCATAGTCAAAAGTATATTTCAACAAGACAACTTCCATATATATATGATAAGGAAGCAAAAGCCCCGTTATGGATGAATACAGTTCACGAGATTATGGAAGATGATCAGCAAAAGATTGATTTGTTACAGGAATTCTTCGGATACTGCTTAACTAGGGATACCATATACGAAAAAGCACTGTTTTTGTTAGGCGAAGGCATGAACGGTAAAAGTACAATCTTGGACGGGCTTAGGTATATGTTAGGCGAGGACAATGTATCAGCTTTGTCATTGCGATATATAACCGATCCTAGGTATGTTGGGTTGATTATAAATAAATTCGCTAATGTGGTCAGTGAGATTCCCAAGAATGTTTCAGAGTACGAGGATGATTTTAAAACCATTGTTTCCGGCGAGCCCGTAACGGTCAACAATAAATATGAAAAAAGTTATGACTATCGACCTCATTGTAAATTGATTTTCGCAGCAAATAAAATGCCTAGAGTTGGCGAGACATCAACGGCAATTTATAGCCGGATGATTATCTTGTCATTAAATAGAGTTTTTGATCGTGATTCCCCAGAGACAGATAAGCATAGAAAGATAAAACTACGGGAAGAAGCCTCTGGAATATTTAATTGGGCGGTTGAAGGATTGAAAAGATTGCAGGCTAGAAATCATTTTATCTTGTCGAAAGCGATGATTGCAGACTTAAACAAAGTTGAGTTAAGCAATAATATGGTTTTGCAATATTTTTATGAAAACATAGATATAACTGGAAATGATGACGACCATATATTTAAAGACGATTTGTTTTATAAATATCGAAACTTTGTTATCTCGAACGGATCACGAGCTAATTTTACAAAATGGAATTTCGGAGAAGAAGTTGGGAAGATATTAAAAAATGTAAGCAATAAAAATTTTCGGATGAATGTACTTGAAAATGGACGTCGTGTTACAAAAAGAGCTTGGCAAGGGATAAAGTGGAAGGTACACGAACCCGAAGAATTAGAAATAAAGGCGGTCAATTGGGATGAATGATAACTATAAATACTTATATAACGCATCTATTGACGATATTCGTGACTTATATTTCATACGGCTTGAAGTTGAGGATATGTTAAAGAAAAATATGTATGACAAGCCATATGAAATATTCAAAGAGATGTTAGAAAACATTGATAGAAATATATTTGTTAGCATGAAAGAACATAACGAAAAATACGGTGATGACATTACCATAAGAACTATAAAGGCATCAATTGTAGGAGATACCATGAATGATACTCAAGCAAAAGAGATAATTTTATATATCGAAAAGACTGGATACAAATATAACGATTGGGAACAACAATTTATTGATAAAATTAGCCAATATAACGGAACTCTATCTGCCAGACAAAGTTTTGCATTACGTAATATTTATGAAAAGGCTGTTGGCGGTGGGAGATATCAGAATAGACAAATTATATGAAAGATTATGGGCAATTTGTAAAATCTTTGGCTAAAGTTTATGGTAAAGATGTCATGCAGGATATAAAGTTAAAGAAGAATAGAAAAAAACGTGCCAAAGAGACAACTCCGAGAAACCAGCCTGAGCGTGAGTTACGGAAAGAAGTAATAAATTATTTAAAATGTGAAGGTTGCGTAGTTAAACGAATTGAAAATAGCATTTCTGGGAAAAATATAGGTAATTCGATCCCTGATCTATGGGTATTCTATGAACCAACACAATGGGGCGGTTGGATAGAATTAAAAGCACCAGGTAAAGATTTGTATGATAAAGGGCAGATACACTTTAGAGATATGTGTTTAACTACAAACGTCAATCACTTGGTTGTGAGGTCAATAGATGAACTACAGCCTATCTTTATCAAAAGAGGATAAAGAAGAGATTAAAGAATGGTGCAAAATATTTAGAGCAAAAAGAATCTGGATTGAGGGAATAGAAGTTAATGTACCTAAAATAGAAAATAAGGAGAATGAATAGATGAGTAAAATTAATAAGAAAATTAAGGAAGTGATGAGCTACATGGGCAGTAGAAATACTGACAAACAGCAAGAAGCTCGTCGAGGAAATATTAGGAAGGCTATTGCTAAACGATGGGATAAAAAAGTTGTTGACAATAACAGTCATTTGTAGTAGACTGTTATTTATTAAGGGGCTGGCAATGAACAACAAACTTACAATTAATTTGTCTCCCATCGAAGGCATGCCAGCCTGCCTAGTTTCTACCCTGTTTCTAGGATCGGTGGGAGATTTTATTTAAAGGAGAATATGATGGTACTAAGAGCCAAAGCACCAGAATTAGTAATCCCAAGTAAACCTAAATTTTTAATCAGTGGCGAATCAGGCGTTGGGAAAACATTTTTTTCGCTAGATTTCCCTAAGCCCTATTTGATTGACACTGAAGGAGGAGCAACAAGACCACAGTATCAAAATAAGTTGAAAGCATCAGGCGGTGCTTATTTTGGCAAGGACGAAGGAAGCCAAGATTTTAACTCGATTATTGAGGAAGTTAAATCATTGGTTACGACAAAGCATGATTATAAGACATTGATTATTGATTCATTCTCTTATATTTATCTGCTAGAAGCGGCTGAAGCAGAATTGCATATCGGCAGTGAATTTGGTCGTGACAAAAAAGAAGCCAACAAACCAACACGCCAATTAATCCGCTGGCTTGAAAAGTTAGACATGACAGTAATAATTATTTGTCATTCAAAGCCAAAGTGGATTAAAAAGGGTAAAGAAGTTGTTCAGGAAGGGAACACTTTTGATGGTTACGATAAGTTGGAATATATTTTGGATCTCTGGATTGAGATTTCAAAGGGTGGAAAGACTTTCCTAATTAAGAAAAGTCGCATTGAATCTTTACCTCAAGACGCATCACTCCCTTTGTCATACGCAAACTTTGCTGATGTTTACGGCAGAGAAATCATTGAATCAGAAACAAAGCCAGCAAACATGGCAAGTGTCGAACAAATAACAAAGATTGGTAACCTTATTACCGCCTTAAATATTCAAGATGACCAAGTTGCCAAATGGTTTAAAAAAGTTGATGTTGAAGAATGGGAAGAAATGACATCAGAACAAATCGAGAGCCTGATTGATACATTAAACAAAAAAATAATGCAGTTAAACATGAAAGGATAAGAAAAATGGTAAAGAAAATATTTAATGGCGGTGCGGATGAACCAGATAAAAAAAGTTTTAAAAAACCATCAGCGAAAGAGCATTTATTCCAAGTTGTTGATGTATACACCAGCAAAGATAATCCCTTTAAGAATGGGTTGCCGGAAGATAAGGTTGCTGTGAAATGTGAAGTTGTCGGCGGTGAGGAAGAAGGTCGGACATTGTTACAAAGATTAAGCCTTGATGAAAATTCCAAAGGCTTTTTTGCGACAAAGATATTCCTTAAAGCAATTGGAGAACCGTATAAAGGAGAGAATATTGATTTAGACACTGACCGATGGGTTGGTAGACAATTTTACGCAACAGTAATTCATGATGGCGATTATGCCAACATTGCTGATTATAACTTTGATAAGCTAATAGATCAGGAGAAAACATATAATAGTCAAAAACATGGGATGATCAATGGTAAAGAAATCGCATGGGACGAATAGGAGATTAAAATGAATACACTTAGCGTTTACGATAGTCTAGAGCTGAAGATTAAAAAAGGTGTATTTGATCTAACACAGGATGAGCGGAATAAGCTAGAAGATTTGCTCATTGATAGGTACACAGAACGAGTAACCAGAGTTGATGATGAAACATTAATGGGGATGGCGAGCGATGAAAAAATATTCTAAAAAGAAGAAAATCAGTTACGTGCGATGGAAACGGGATAAGGTTGTTCAAAACAGGATTAATCCGGTAGAGTTTGGTTGGGATTGCGAGGATGTTGTTGTTTAGGGAGAAGAAAATGATTACAGAAAAAATAAGGCGTTATTTAGATAAGCATATCCCTAGTGGGTATTTGATAATGTCCCCTAGAAATGGGGAAAAGATGACGTTCTCTATTGAGAGAAAAATTGATGAAAAATATCTGAAAGTGACCGTTAATGTTAACGGGTATGAATTGAATAAGAAAGGGCTTGTTCTTGTTACTGGGGGTAAAGTTGTTTAAGGAGATCGAAGATGGATAAGGAGTATATTTTAGTTTGTGGTTCATTGATGTTTATCTTTGTTATTGGTTTATTTGTTGGTGGCAGTGTTGCAGATAAAAGATGTATAGAAAAAATCTGTATCGAACAAAACGGGGCGATTTATTGTAAGGAGTGAGGGATGAAAAAAACTAAAATAAATTCTGGAAGTCTTGTTATCGAAATCGAAGAAGGTGATGATCTAAATACTCTTGATTGGCGAGATATGGCAGATTATCTGGAACATATTTATAATAACGAACAACCAAGTTTCGACACTATAAGAGCCAATGCAGAGGCTGTAGCTAAAAAGATTTGTGGTAAGTTTGGGAGTTATAAGGAGCGAACCATGCACAAACACATCGCAAGGAATAACAGTTGAGGTGGTGGAGTGATAACATTCCCGTCTGTGGCGTAATGAATACGCAAGACCATTAGATATGAGGTCGTTAAATAACAATATCGCACCAGTTAGGAGTCTGGCACGCTAGACGGTCGATACGTTGGGACGGCGGTTTCAAACCTAGCAGGTAAAAATCCTGCCGGACGGGGAGTTTTAAAAGTGGAGGTGTTTAAGCCATGAACGAACAAAAAATATTTAATGCAATAATGGCTGAAGCAAGAACTAAACGTCTTGCAAATTCCGAACAATTAATGCTAGGTGAATTGAAATTAAAATTATTGAGAATAAACGGTAAGAGTAAACCGATATTCTTTGACTTTGGTATGAAACCAGCTGGTGAGTGTAGTTGGAGAGGAAGTTATTGTGAGCTTGGGCTTAAATACTCAGAAAATGGTGGTGGAACAACATCATGGAATGGAAAGCTAATTAAAAAACACAGCGACTACGAAATACCGTTGAAAGAATGTGAAGAAGAAAGCCATAGTCTACCAGAAAATCCAACAACGCAAAATTTCATTGATATGCTTAAAGCCATAACCAATAAGGAATTTCTTGGTTACAAAGGCGGTGAGTTTATTATGCACAAGAATGTTGCTGTATATTTTGGGAATTATGGCGAAAGTTTTGTAAATAAATATTTTGGTAAAGATTATGTAATAGTTGCGCCAATAGACGTTATTGAAATGGATGATGCTGTTGTAATCATTACAAAAGAAGTTGAATACTAGAAGGGATTAAGCTATGAGTGAAATTAAATATTGTAAATGCGGACACGCTATGACAGACCACATATATCACGAAGGAGCTTGCAGACCAGGGAGTAGTAAATGTGATTGTTTTGCGTTTGTGCCTAAATCAACTATTTCAATGAGTGAAGAATTGAAGGAGTGTCCGGTGGGGCATAATACGGTTGAGATTGTAGAGAGGAGAGGAGATTATGGATATTCATTTTTAGTTGTTTATCAAGTGCGTTGTAAATGTGGGTTTTCAGGACCAGAACGATATTCTAGTAATATAAATGATGATACTGTTAGGGAAGAAGTTGCTTCATTATGGAACGCCCGACACCCATTGGAGGGGAAGAAATGAACAGACCGACTAAAAAACGCTACACGTACACGGCGAAGGTTGAATATATTGAAAGAGAATATGGCAACATGGTAATAGGTGGATGGAAAATTTTGTTATATCCGAGGAATGGAAAACCAATAATTAGCGAACACGTCTACCGTTCCAAATCCACCGCCGAGTTTGTGGCTAGAAAACTAATTAACTCAATAATAAAAGGAGAATTTTAGATGGGGTGGTCTGTCGGTTTCGACCCTAATTGGAAAAGATGGATTGGTTATGGCGTTCCTTCAGAATGCGACCATCCTAAATGTAAGAATAGAATAGATAGAGGGCTATCTTATGTTTGTGGTCAAGATGTTTATGGTGGTGAATGTGGGTGTGGGCTGTTCTTTTGTTCTAAACATCTATTCTTTAGTAATAGAGGTTTTCTTTGTCCGAAATGTTTAAGATACGACAAAAAGTTTTATAAACCAAAGGCAGATTTAAAAGAGTGGATTGAACTCCAATTAACCGATGAAAGTTGGTCTGATTGGAGGAAAGAAAACAAAGCTTATATTAATAAATTAATCGGGGCGAGGGTGGTTGGGTTTATTGAAAGGATGGTTGAATAATGATAGGACGTGTATACGTTGATGTAATGCAAGCATCTTCGGGGTGGAACGGGGATAAAGTTCTAATGAGTTCTAAACCGAAAAAATGCAAAAAACAAAATTGCAAGACATGGTTAAGTCGGTATCGTATCGCAAAAGGTGCTAAATATTGTTGTGTCCACGAACATATCGGAATTAAAAAAGCAGATATTGCTGAGGTGGAATTATTAATAAAGCGTTCGAGGGAAGCTGCAAATAAAGAAGCTATAAGAAGAAAATTAAATAATAAATAATGGAACTAATCCACTAGCTGCTGCGATCAAACTTTCCTCATGCCTAGCTGATTTAGTAGGGTTAAATACGCCTAGTATTACACTTGATAAAACACAAATCCATATATGTAATACCCATAGAATATATGTATGATTTACAATAACAATAGCTAAAGGAGAAAAGCCAATGGCTAATCCATAAACAGTTCGTTTGCGTAACTTATCAGATAGTCTATCAGCCCCGTACCCTAGAGATAAAGCACCTACCAACATCGGGAAATAAAACATATACCAGAACGACCAGCTATGGTCAATAATGCTATACAAAGCGATTCCAGCCATCATCCAAGCGGAACCTAAGAACCGACGTTTCCATTTTCCGCTGATTCCACCAAGACCATAAAGCAAAACAAATACCGCAAGCCAGAGGATTTTTGAAGCAACGATAAATTGTAGCGTGGTTTCCGTCATTTCATCTTCTCAATTTTAGCGTCAAGTACCTGTTCAAAATAACGGTTACTCATGCAAATAGTACCGTTGTCTAAAAAATAAATATCCTCATTAGTTATCGGGTACATCTTAACTGTTGCGCATCCGAGTAAGAACACTGTTGATAGCAGAAGCATCCCGATTTTTAATTGCCGTCTTTGCCTCATCATGTAACACCTCACGAATTTTTCGCTTTTCAGCGTCACGTTCAAACTTATCTTTCATAATCAAAAAGATGATCTGAATTACTGCACTAATAATTTGAATCATTTCCACTCCACTGGTTGCTTAGTGATAAACCGAAGAACAATATTAATTGCAGAAAGAATCGCTGCTTGCACTTCAATATTAATCACTTCATTTCCTGTCAACCCCTGAACAACCATAGCAACCAAAGCGATAATGTTTACCCAAAATGTTTTTGAAACAAAAATAGATTTTGATTCCATAATATTCTCCTTTAAAAATCTTCTTTTAAAACTTGAATTTCAGGGTCAATATTAACTAATTTCCTCTTAACAATACTCAACCCCTCTTTTATCTGAGCAGTCATATCGTCAATCACTTTTTGTTTGATTTCGATATTACTGAGGATTTGCCTGGCTTCGTCAACTTCTTTGTAGTCTTTGACTCGCATAAAATTCTCTCTGCCCTATCTAAACAATGCAATGCCTTGATTACATCAACATTTTTCTCTAATAGAAAACGTGCTTCCTTAATTACGAATAAAATTTTTTCACTGGTTTCCGTTTGCATGATGAAACACCTTTTCTTTAATGCTGGCAACGTCCTTCTCGACGTCGTGAAGCCGAGTAATTGCGCCTTTATGCTGAAAATCCCCAATTAAAGCATCCTTTATTTCGCTGAGGACTCTGACTACTTTATCCATGTCCTCTTTGATGTCTTTTTCAAACTTTTCTTCTAACCATTGATGAGATACTTTTTGGCTCATTTTACCCACCATCCACCATAACCAACCGGCTAGTACGAAGAATCCTGTAGAACATAATCCAAATCCCCAGTAGCAGAATTTCCAAAGATGCTCGATTTCCTGTTCCATAGTTATTCACACATCTCCATATTTACAAATTGTCCGGTTTTTTTATCTCTGCAAGCTGGTATTCTATCGTCGAGCGTATATCTAGCACACCCACCGATGATTAATAACAGCAAAATACCTACGCCTATTCGTACCATCGCATCTCCACGTCTGTTATTGTTGTTGTCCCAGAAATATATCTCGATAATCCTGTGCGTCCTGGGATAATTTTTACCACCCTAATTTCATACCAATTATTGCCATCTTTATATAATTTGCTTAATACTTTAAATTTTTTCTGTATTGTTGGACAATCAAAAAACTCCTGGATACACCTTTTCCCATCTTCCAACATCTGCCACATGCCTTTTCTTGCCCTGTACTTCTCGGCGGTTAAACCCATAACAGTAAGCCCAGCCCCGATAAGAACCCCAACAAAAAGGCAAACTGCACCAACAGAAAAAACCAATATGGCGATTGGTATTGGATTCATTTTGATTTACCGTTTCCAATCAGTTTTAAGATAAATTCCTTCAGAATCGCTTCATCCTTTTTAACATCTTCCAGCTTCATCAACCCCTGACGTAGTTCAAACCCAATAACTTCAATCCCTGAGTCATTGTCGATTGTTGAGTAAGTCATTTTGGAATTCTGCCGTCCTGTTCGTTCCATTTTTAATTCCTTTCTGATTGTTATGTGTTGGACGGTCATATTATTCTGGATATGATAAAACTTCTTCTGCTTTTGCGGTTAATCCTGTATTGTTTGCACCGTCTGAACCAGTACAAGTGTTCCCATTCCCAGTCATGTCAAGAAAAGTGTCGGCATCTGCTGACGAACCATCTTCCTCATCATCTAAAGGCCAGTATGCCTTTAAATTAGCTTTTTGTATCTGCAATGGTATTCGTTTGGTTCTTGACAATGCTAATTGAGCAATCTCATTTGCAGTTAGTTGCGTATCCCAAATAGCCACATCACCTGTAGTGCCATCGGATAAATCTGAAGAAGTCACTGACCATTTACCCATTGTTATTACAGTCGCTGAGTTCTGTGGGTTAGAAGTTGCGTTTAAAGTGGCATCTTCTGTTAATAAATTTCCGTTTAAATAAAACGCTATCGTAGAACCATCTATAGCGGCTCCACCACTAAAAACTACGGCTACATGATTCCATGTATCAACGGTAAGTCCTGTTGTAGTACAAGCAGATTTCTGGGTTGTTCCGTCGTGTGTAATAAAATTAAGCGCTCCTTGAGGGCAAGAACTTGCTGCTGTCGCAAGAATTCTAAACAACCATTCTTTTACGGCATTTGAAGTATTATCATATTTAGCCAGAACTACATATTCATCTGCTGCTAACGAATCAACATTTATCCAAGCCGCTATTGTTAATGCTGAGTCAATCGATGTCATATCACCACAATTTACAATGTCATCTACACCATCAAAATCAACCCCACCCAAACATATTGTTGGAGTCAACAAAATGGTTATTATTAATAAAAACTTCCTCATCTATTTTTCTCCATCGCCACAATCGCACGAACTAATCTTTTCAAGAACACCTTCGCATCAGCAAGATTAGCAATTCCGTCAATCGCCGTATCAATTTTAGTTAACGTATAATCAGCAACTTTTGCATTTGAAAGCGCCGTATCTAAACTAGCAACCTTTATCGCCTCAGCCGCCGCCGCCGCTTGAGCCTGTGCCGCTAAGATAGCGTCAATCTCTGCTTGAGTTAAATCAACAACTCTACTTCCAGACACAACCGAAGTATCAAACTTAACATATTGTTGTGCCGATTTATCCCATTCTACAGATGTTGCCTCGACACAATTTGCTTGAATCCCTGTGTTGTTGTATCCAGAGCAAATTCCGAGCCTCAGACAATCTCCTTCAACTCGTTTTGTTATGGAAAATGTTGCTCCGTCGTAACACACCCATCGTTCAGCATGGGCCGTCGTTGCAATTAACAAGATAAGACTACTTACGATAATATTTGTACGTAACACCAATCACCTCCCTATCGCCTGTTGCTGTATCATTTGTTCCATCGTTTGCATCGGTTGATAAAAACACCCACATCATGTCACCTGCGACACATGAATCGTCCGTTGGAGTAATGCTAATTATATCTGGGTATCCTGCCGTTCCTGGAACTGTTGCAGAACCTACTGCTACACCAGGAAACGAGGCAGTTCCAACATCCGCTGCATCTCCATCAGACGAACACATAATATCGACCTCATATTCAACTGTTCCTGAAGTAGCACTATTCGCTGTATAATCAATATCAATCGACTTATGAGTATTCCAATCTTCTGGTAATTTGAACTGCCACACCGCCGCTTCATCCGTTGTAGCATCAAACAATAATCGATAATTCCCATCACCAGCATCTGGTTGCGCTCCTTGTGTAGAAGCATCCCCACTCGTCGGAGTACGAACAACAAATGCCCCAGTTATTTTTGCCGATTGTGGAGTGAAATGGTGTTCATCAACTTTTCCATCAACGCCTATCTGGTAACGCAAATCACCATTGTTATCTCTAGCCTGTAAGAATATCCCATTTGCGTCTGCATCGTCCGTAAACTCCAACTGCAACAACGTAGTATCAGCCGCAAGGTCAGCATCGGAGTTGTCAATCTTGAATACGACGTTACCGTCCATCGTGGACGTCCAGATATTTGTATATCCGGCGAAGTTGATTGAATGGTTGGCTGTTGGGGCGGTGATTGAGGAATAGGCAGAAGAACCACCACCATCGTCACTGCCATCACAAAGTCCAGCACCGCCAGTAATATCTGCACAAGTCGAGTTACAATCAATTAATGTACCAGCGGCGGTATACTTGCAATACCTCGCATCAGTTAACGTGCCGACAATCAAGTTGCTATCCGTCAATGTTCCGTCGGTATTCCATTTTGCAATTTCCCCATTGTTTCCGGCAGTCCCAACAACCAAAGGCGAAGTGTCATTTGCCGCAGTTTTAATCCCTTGAGCAACTTCTGTTAATGCGTCAACTCCATCTGCTCCCAAATTACTTGCGGTTGTTGCCGTATCAGCGTTTCCTGTTACGTTACCCGTTAATGGTCCAGAAAAGGCTGTTGCCGTTGCTGTTCCTGAAACTTGCAATTTTGATGTAGGGGTAGATGTTCCAATCCCAACATTCCCACCATTCTCATACAACACAGAGTCTTGGAGTGATGGTGACGCCCCACCAGTTTTTACTTTAGGGACATTATTTATAGTCAGTACAGCATATGCTTTAACAGAAACAAATAAAATCAATAAAATAAGTAATATCTTTCTCATCTTTCTCCTAATCAGTGATTATATTCCCAGAATCATCTCTAATTATATTCCCAGAATCATCTAGTATCGTATTAGCTCCACCACCAACAGAAAGCCCTAAGTCATATAAACAATTTGCCCAATCATACAAAGTACCTAAATTATTTAAACTTCCTCCTTGAGCAATTATCTGATCTAATAAGAACTGTCTAAATTTATCGTCAATATGACCAGAATATCCTAATGAGGTAAGATAAAAATCCATGTGATCTACTGTTGTTTTATAGTTTGCACCAGACAGAGATGACCAAAAATCATACTCATCTTCATACCCTAATGAAGTAACCCATTCATAAAAATCAGCAGTATCTAATCTAGTTAATCTATGCGTTCCCATTTATTCTTATCCAATTATATATTGTATCTACCTTAGTTCTTCCTGTAGACCAATTACCTAATCTAACCATTAAATTCTGGAATCTTGATAAAGCATTATTCATTGTAGGCTCTTTTGCCATTGCCCAACTCATTAAATATTGTAGGCGTTCCAATGTGTCATTATCTACTTTAGAAACAGGAATATCAAAGAAATCATACATGTCTAGATGAACGCCATTAATCATCTTTGCCGCAGTCATTATATCCATTGAAGGAGATGCTCCTCCAGACTCATCAATAGATATATGATCTGGCTTCTCATTATTCACCCTTTGCGGATGTTTATTAATGGTTCTAGGTGCAAGTTCTATGGCTTGCTTCACTAAGAATGTTCTTTGTTCTGCTATTGATTTTTCTGGCATATGCATTACCACCTTAATAATTTATTAGAGAATATACTTCTCTGCGCACAAAATATTTTAATGAATTACTATTCTTCATTAATGCCAATAAACCAATGGCTCCTGCTACACCAGCCATAACTTTTTTCTTATGATAATCTTTCAATAACTTTTCTGTTACAATGTCAACATCACGTATATTCAAATCCCTACTTGTCTTTATTTTAGCTATCTCATCCGCAACATCTTTCTTAATCTGCTTAATAACAAGTTCAGATGATTCATTTATTGCTTTCAATCTTTTCTCAGCAGACCTTATTTTCGCTCCAGTTCTCCCAACTTCAGCATCTATCCTTTTACCTAGCGAACTATTCAAATCATTAATAAATCTCATTTCATCTGGGTCTAATTTCTTCTCTCCTGCTTTTTTTAATATTGATGTCACACGCCCAGTTTCATATTTTGATTCAAATGGTTGAAATTTCTTTATAGCTTCATTTTTTAGTTTTGCATATGGGGCATATGAAGAACGTAATTCTGCCAATCCTGGAACAGCATCATCTATTTTCTCTGTTACGTCATCAATAAAGTTAGACATTAACAAATCATTTGAATCCCATTTCTTACCAATCTTAGGGGAAAATTGATTTTTAATCCTCAACAAATCTTGTATATCTATTTTTGCTCCAGGATTATCTGCTAAACTTCCTTTTGTTCCTTTGTATAACCCATATACTGTTTCTTCTGCTCCAGTCCTAGGTGTTCTAGCAACAATCAAATTTCCTTTTTCATCAAATCTAAGAACACCTTGTTTTATTAATGTGTTCTCCATGCCAGATACAACATCATCTGCATTTATAGCAATATTTTTATTCCCTACAAGTTTACTTAACTTGCTGCCATACTCTGAACTCTTCTTCCTAATTAAATCTACAATGTTTTCCCTTGCATTCAATCCAGCAGAATCTGCATCTTTTGTCAATTGTTGTTTTAAACTGTTTGATAAATCATCATACGATTCTTGAATATTTTTTAGTTCTATTTCTTTTTTACTTATTAATGATTCTGCTTTTTTACTTGCTTCAGAAATAGCTAGATTTGCTTTTTGTTGATAACCAAATTTTGCTGCTTCAGCAGATTCTTTAATAATTGATGGCTTCCTTATAAAATCAATCGCATTTTTAATCGGATGTCTTTCTTTCGTCAAGAAATTTGCAAATCCTTGTGCAGCTTTTGTATTCATAACTTTTTGTCCAAGATTCACGCCTTTCCCAAGAGAATCCACACCCATAGGAATCTTTGCTAATCCAGCCGTTAATAAATTAGCAGGAGTTGTCATGGTATCCGCAGCATAAGCAGGAATATCTCGCATCATTCCAGTAATCATTGCTCTTGGATAATACAATGCTTTAGGCTCACCTTCTAACGGATAATCAGCAGGTATTGGAGAATCTAAAGACATTTGTTGGAGGGATTTTCCTGTTATAGTTTTCGCCATTGGGTTAAATGAAAATTGAATAAGGCGTTCTCCTATAGACCCAAAACCTCTATCACTCCCACGTAATTGCTCTAAAGATACACCTTCTTGACTGATATAAGAATCAATTTCTTCTTCAGAAGCACCTTTATTAATCATTATCTCAATATTGCTTTTTATACGTTTTATATCTGCCATTATTTTAGTCCGTATTTACTCTTTAGGTCTTTAATATTTGATTTATTATTCTTAATATCTTGATCATTACTTTCTTCTCCAAGCTCAATATTAAAAGCATCTAATATCCCACTCAAGTCTTTTCTTCCTTTAATCATCTTTATTGCTTCAGGAGAAGCTCCAGCTAGAGCATATTCAGCGAATTGTCTTACTTGTTGAAACCTCTCTTCTTCTGTTAGCCCTTCCAAAGATGCAACCTCAAGCGCACCTTGTTGTTCTATTTCAGAAAGGTTCCCAACTTCTCCAAACAATCTAATTAAATTAATAGCAATCGGACGAGCATTCTTTTTTAAAGCTACTAATTTAGGATTATTAACCAATCCTTTTTTTGCTGCCCATGATTCTGCCCCACCAGCAAATCTCTGCTCTATTGGTGTTCTATCTCCGCTAGGCAATGCTTCATTATATTGTTTATTAAGAATGGCTAACTTCTTAACAGCTCCTGCCAACTTATCTGATGTTTCAATATTTTTTTGAATCATTTTTGCTTCACCTTGCGCAGAAGCACGATCAATCATTTGTTCTGGAGAAATAACTCCTTTAAACAACTTCGTATCTTTATTCGGAACAACCCCTGCAGGAAAACTAATTGGACTAGCTTCACCAGTAATAGGATCAACTATGAAACCACCACCACTCTGAGAATTAGCACTATTCGCCATCAAATACTTCTGAAACTCCATGTCATTCTGGTCTTGAAGCATTTGCATTTTCTGCTGTTCAACCGCCCAATCCATATTTCCAAGAAAAGGTGCTGTCCCACCAGATAAAGCACGACCAAGGATAGTCATCCATCCATGTTGTCTAGGAGAATATGTCCCTATTTGTCCAGATTTTCCGCTAACATAATCCTCAATACCTGGTGCTGTAACATCTATAGTTGGTGGTTTATCAAATAATCCACGTTTTGCCATATAATCTCCTATATCTTAATTCCCCCAATACCTTGTAAAAGGTTTCCAGCAGCATTCATTCCTAGAATCCAATTAGGTGTTCCAGCCTGATTTTGAGAAATCATTGGTCTTCCTGCAGCAGCAAAAGTTCCATAATTCCCAGAAGTATATGCTAACCCTTGCCCTGGCTGATAATTACCAAGTTGATTTGTATAGTTTGGTGATGTTGGTTGAGCCAAAGGTTGTCGTCCTGTTAAACTTAATCCTAAATTCTGGTAATATTGTTGATACTGTTGCTGTTGATTAATTAAGTTCCTACTTACATAATCAGCACCAATTCCAGCCTTTGCATTCTCACCTAACTGAGCTAATAGATCAGAACGATACTGTTCTTTCATTGCTTGTGGCACTTGTGCTTGCATGCCTTGTTGTGCTTGTCCTGCAAGTTGTTCCTGTAGCGCAGTAGTTCCTGGATATAACGATTCTTGAGCCTGTTGTGCTATTTGTGCATAAGGAAGCGCATATTGTTGTGCGAGTTGTAACTGTTGTTGTGCTTCTAATGGAGCGTATTTCATTTGAGCTTCATATAAAGCTGGTAATGAATTTACATACTCTCTCATTGCATCAGCAGTTGATGGTTGTGGAGGAGGAGTAGGTTGAATTATTTGTGTTGTTGTTCCTCCAGATTTTCCGCCCATATTATCTCCCTTTTATATTTAGTAAACCACTTATCCTATATAATCTTGATGATCTTGAAGGATATTTAGTTTTTCTTTCAAACTTTATCCATTTAACTGATGGGAACCGCTCATAATTACGTAATATAAATTTTCTTACTATTTTTACTCCATCTGATTCTGGGGATATAATTAAATCCAGAACATGACAAATCATTCCTGTCTCAGAAATATTCCATCTGACACAAGCAATAATTTTATCTCCACTATAAATAACATCAATTGTTCCATAGAATAAATGCATCCATATCGCATTTTTAATATCTTTATCATTAATATTGTAAAAATAATCTTTAACAAATTCATAAATATTATTTACTAATTGTTCAGCATTATTTTTCGTGTTTATCATGTTACTGTTCTTCCTATCTCGATAAAATTTGTACCGTCCCACACTAATGTAATATTATCATTAGCTTTAGCAGGAATCCAATCAGAATTTAATTTAAATGAATTTATATCTATAATCGATGGAGTGCTTGCTTGTTGAGATAATAGCGTGAATCTCTGACCAACTCTTGCACCTAGTATCGTCGGGATAGAACAATATGTATTATTAGTTAACTTTAATACATTCGCATTTGATATATTTGGTGTCGTCGCATTCAAATCAGCATTATATAATTCAATATCAAATTCTATTGGATGAATATTCGATATAGATGCGTTATTCATCATGTTATTTAACTTTGTATTTGTTACTTGTTCGGTTGCACCATATGTATGCCCTGTTAAAAATATTGCAGCATCTCCACGTCCAGAATCATTGAATTCAAACGCACCAATATCAGGTATATTAAGCCGACTTACTTCATCATAATCTTCATTAACTCCAACGTCTACCCCTGTATCAATACATGGACTTGTTCGTTGTAAATGAAAATTAAGTCCATTTGGATCAAGCATTAATGGATTCTTTGTAAAGGAATTAAAATCTTTATTATAATTCTCTCTCCATTGCGCTATTGACGTAAAATATGTCCAAGAAGTATCAGAAGAACCATGCGCTGTTCTAAATCCGTTTTCATCATAATAACAATTATAATCTATATCGAAATCTTCTGGACCATAAATAGTTGTGCTTACTGTTCTAACTAAATTTTCTCGCCATCGGTAAAAAATATTGTTCTTAATAATCGTATTTGTTGTTGTTGCAAGATGCGGCACTGTCCAGCTCAAATGTGCGGATGGATTGGTTACTAAATCCGGTCTTTGGTCATAAGACCAACCTAGACCACAATTAACACAAAGATTATGAACAAATTGAACATTGTCCATTATGGTATTTAGACCATACATCCATATTTCAACAGACCAATGACAATTCTTGATTATATTATTTCTATAAATTATATTTC